GGCAAGGCTTGGTCGTTAAAAAAAACTTTTGGTTTAGTTTGGCGTTGTTTGGCGTTTTTTCGTGCTTTGTGTTCGGCACCACGTCGAGAGTTGCAAGGCTTACAAGCGGGGACTAATTCTGTGTCATCTCCCACCATGTCGTAAGGGACTAGGTGGTCTGCCTCGGTTGCGGGCCGGACCTTGCACCACACACACACGGGGTTATCGCGTAGTAGTGCGGCTCGACGTGCGCGGTATTTCGGGTTAGCGGTGCGTTTAGGCATGGTGGACCATTGCGGGGGCACCACCCCCGCACCCCCGGCTAGCGCGGCGCGTTCGCGCCTTGCTATCGTTTTGCATGATCTGGCTCGCGCTACCGGCTTGTGTCGCTTGTGTGATTTTCATTGTTTTGTTTTACCTAGGTTAGTTGTTGTTGCGTCTAGGGCATAGTGCCCCCGGGCACCAACCCGTCCGTTGGTTAAGCACGGTTCACACTTGCCATACACCGTTTAATGTGCATGGGCTTTACCCGCCTATCTAACGGGCTAACTATGGCCGGTTAGGCCACGTGGATTTGCACCAACACCCGCTAGACACGTGCGGGACGTAACCGTGAGACGGTCCTACCTCAATTGTCTAAAACGGTTCCTCGCGTTCCATGCTCTTACTTGCAACCTCTTGCAATAAGGCCTCAATTACCTTGCTTGCCTCGAATTTAGTTAGATCTGCAACCTTGGCAATTTCCTTATCCAATATGTCGTTGCAGAATAGCCGCAACGCCTCATCATCTGCCAAATTGGCTTTAGTGGCTTGGATTTTTAACATTTTTAGTTGGGGTTGGGTAACCGGGCCATTGGCCGCCATGGCCTTACGTTTGTTTTGTTCTTTTTCTACAATCCGCCGCATAGCCATGTCCTGTTCCTGTTTTTCGGTCATTGGAAACGGATCGTCCTCAGTAGGCGGCAAATCTTGGCGGTGTTTAATTTCGTCGTGGGACGCTATGGATTTATCTATCCCGTACCCCATGTAGCCCAAACCTCGCCCCAAGGCCGACGTAAATCCCACCATTCGTTCCGCATTTTTCGTAAATGGTGATTTGCCGGGGATTATTTCTGCCGCGCTCGCGATGACGGGCACCGCGTCCCGTTCGTCCCGCCAAATCGTTACAACGCAAATTAGGAACAATTGTTCACCTACTTGCTCGAGTGTGCATGACGTTTCTTGGATCCGTAGTTGCGGCCAATCTTTTAAGGCCATTCGCAACCGGGTGGGTACGTCCACGTAGCCGTTTAACTCAAATCCCATTTGTAACCGTCGCTTTCGTTGTGGGTGTGGGCAATGTAGCCATTGGGTGTAACGCGGTGGCCGGTGTGAAAAAAGCGGGTGCGGCGGTGCCCGTAAACCAATGTTCCGGCCGGTTGCAATCACGTAAATGCAACCAACCGCGTAGGACCACGGACGCGGTGCCGTAATCGGCTACTGCCAACACGTACGGGGCCGATTTGTCGTATTCGTGCGTAATTAGACGCTTGTTGTAATCGTCCACGGTGCGAACCTGTATTCCGGCCACGTCAAATTCGTCGCTTTGTATGTCCCGTAATTCCCAATGGTATGGCACCCCTAAATATTCGGCGGTGGCTAGTTCGCCCATAAATCCGCGTTGCACCCGTTCGCGGATCCGCTCGAACACGTCCGCGTCGGACAAATTGAGTAGGCCGCGGGCCACGTGGCGGCGTAATCTGTCCGGGTTGCCCCGCAAATACGCCAACCAAACGTTGGTATTGCGGTCAATTACCGCCATTTGGGTGTTGTCAAATTGGATCGTTATTGTGCCGGTGTTGTCAGTAACAATCACGTGCCACAACCTGTAAGTGTTGTAACTCGGCTTGTAGTTCCAATATGCGTTGTTCCAATATGCGGATACGCACCATGGCTAGAAACGTGCAATGCGCGGTAGGAAGATCTGGCGTGTTTTCGTGCAATTCGTTGAGTTTGTTAAACACCAATTTGCCGTCCCCGTGACAATCGGCCATAAACACACTCATTTGCCGTATGTGGTCCAATTAGACCACCCGCCGCTACTGCCGGGCACACCGGCCCAAATCAACGAACCAATGGCAAGGTTGGTAACCGGATCGAGTAGATCGTTGCACGTTATGGGGTAGCCGTTGGCGGCGGCCCACCCGGTTGGCCAAAACCGGTTGGGTTTCACCCAACTAGGGCAATGGATCTGCAACAACCCGTAGGAATTGCCGTTATCGCCAATGGCGGACGGGTCGCACCGGCTTTCTAGGTACATAATTCGGGCTAGTTGTGGGGCCTCGACGGCCGGCCACCCGTACCCCAACGCGTAGCCCGCCCACGCGCTACAAGCCCCAATCGGGGGTTGGGGCACCGTGGTAGGGGTTGGCGGGTTTGACGCGTCTAACGGCCTGTAAACGGTGTTTGCGGGCACCGTGGGGGCAATGGTGGTAGGTGCCGCGGCCGGCCATGGATTTGGGAGTGGGTTAATCCATAGGGAGATAGCCACCGCGGCACCCGCAAATATTGTAATAAACGCGTTCACGCGGTACCCCGCGTATCTGGCCTTGTTGGGTGTGTCCCCATGTGTTCGAGCCGTATCGGTTTTCCCCATGTGTCCCACTTGTTTAGACGGGTCGCTAATTGGGCCAACGAAATAGTGCCGTTGGGCAATCGGAATATTTGGACCAATATTTGGCCGCCGGTTTCTAGTTCACCGGTCAAAACCTCATAGAAAATTAGGTTAGGTTGTTGTGTTTCCGTTGGGTCTGGCACGTCGCTTGCCGCCTTTCTTCGTTGTCTTTTTTACCGTAGCGGGGACGTGTTGCGTAGTGGTGGATATCCCAAACGCGGCCTGAAACGCGGCCCGTACACGGTCCGGGTTGTTGGCCATACCTTGGCGTATCTCGATATGGAACCAATCCCCGCCCGGTGCCCCGTGGATCGTGGGCCGGGCATACCTAACCCACGCTTGGTAGTTATGGGCTTTTACGGGTTGTGCGTCCACTCGATCTACACGCCACCCGCGGCCGTACTCCGGGAAATAGTCCAACACGCATTGGACCCCCAATAGTTCCCAATTGTCCAACACGGTGTTTAGCCACGTTAAGGCCCGTATTCGTGCATTGGGTACACCTAGGTTGCGGGCCGGTATGCGACGGTAGGACAAATCCATGGCTACGCCACGTGCATGGTTTGAGATCTGGCCGCGAGTAGTGGCGGATCCGGTGCCCCGTATGTTTCTAAACGCGTAGTGGCCGTTGTTCCATACCGCGCCGCCGCTTGTTAGTTCGGCTTGTTTTACCCACTCAATCGTGCCGGGTAATGGGCCGGATACCACCGGGTAGCCGGGGACCTTGTAGATAGGCATTACTTTTTAGGCGGCTCTTTTTCTACGAACAAACACGCCGTATTTTCGTTGCCCAATCGGGTGCTAATCCACGCCATGAGTGCGGACGCTACGGGGATACTCAACGCAATAATTTGTGGATCCACGTCATATTTGTGGGCTATGTAACTACCCAATGCGATAACGGCACCTTTTAGGGTTTGGTCCGCGGTTTGTAGTTGCGCGTTTTTATTCATTGTTTGGCTCCGTGAAATTTTGGGTTTGTTCGTCGTAAATGTACCCAATACCCGCATACGTTTTGTCGGGTAAATTTATAAACGTTTGTACCCATGTGCCGGGGTAACGATCCGGGTTAGCGGCCATAAATTCGGCGGTTACCACGTGTACGTCAATTACCACGTTGTTATCGTTAATTTGCGCGTAATACGTTAATTCGTTACTCATGTCTTAAACCTCACCCATACTTTCCCGGCCCCGCCCGCACCGCCCGCCGCCGAGCCGGTCGAGTAAGTGCCGCCGCCGCCAGATCCAGCGGTTGTTGCGGCGTTGCCCGTTCCGCTTGTCGTTCCCGCAACGCCCCCGTTTCCGGCCGCGCCACCTGTCCCGGTTGCGCCCCCACCACCACCGGCGGCAATGTAATCGGTGCCAGACGCAACCGTCCCCCATGCCGCAACGTCCACACCATTACCACCGGATCCCCCGGTGGTTCCGGTTCCATTACCACCGGCCGCCGAGTATCCGCCGCCGCCACCGCCATTTGTGCTTGCGTTTGACGAACCCCCGTTATTGCCGTAAGTGTCGTCAATAGTCAAACCAACATGAGACGCACCCGCCGTACCGCCGCAACCGCCGCCCGAACCACCGTTTCGGCCCGGCACGTTAAACGCCCGCGTTGCCTCACCCGCCACCGTGTAATTCTGGCCATTACCGCCGGGGCCGCCGCCAGCCGCCGAAATTACGGAACCTATGTAAGACGCAAGGCCCACGCCGGCATAACTACCCGCGCCACCCGCGCCAATATCTACCGCATACGTTCCCGCGTCCAAATAAATGGTTGTTGTACTCGCAAAACCAACCACCGCCGCCGCACCACCACCGCCAGACGCGTAACTCTGGTTACCGCTACCGCCGCCACTCCCGCCACCAACCAATAACACGTCAAACAAACCAGCGGTACCAACCACCAAATTGTCGTCCGTTGTAAACGTTAAAACGGTGTAGGTTTCGCCGCCAATTGTGCGGGACGCGCTCGACGAACCACCGGTTGCGGATCCGTACCCTATGCCGCCACTAGGAAAAAAATTGAAAACAGTCGCGGACAATGCAAGTAGCGTGCCCCCCCCGTATTGCGACAATGCTAACGATCCGTTTACGTTGATAGTTACGCCGGCACCGGCGGTAATTGTGGTGGTGCCCGCGCCTTTGTTCATAATAAACACCATGTCCCCGGTGCCGAACGTGCTTGTGTTTACCGTCACCGTGTTGGCCGTGGCAACGTCCATAACCACACGTTTGCCTACGTCACCGGCCACAAGTGTGTAACTAGCCGTTTGATCGTTAATTGGCAATGTCGTTATCGCGTTGAGTTCGGCGGCCTCGAGTACCGCACCCGTAACAAATGGAAATGGTGTTGCCATACGTGCCTAGCCTAACCCAACACGTTGGTGCTATCCATGACACCGTACGTAGGATCTCCCAAAACCAATAAATAAACCACGGTGGTGTCCGCGGTGTAAAACGTAATGGTGTGGCCACCGTCCAACGAAATATCCCCGGTAATGCCCTCAACGGATAGTTCGCTACTAATCGTGCCGTAGTTTGGTACGTCCACGGTAATAGTGATCGTGTCCCCAATGTCCACGGTTGCCACGGTGTCGCGTTGGGCCTCGGTAAGCATGGCCAAATTGGTGGTTAGCGCGGTTAGCCGTGGGGACGGGTACGGGGTTAGTAAATATTCGGCGGCGGCCGTGATCTGGCCGGCTACGTGTAATAGGGAACTCGACACGTCCCGGGTTTGTACGAAATAGGTGGTTTGGCTAGCCGTGTTTTGGTCCGTAGCCGTGGAACCGTCCAACGCGGTGACTACGGCCCGGTTCACTACTTGCCGTGCGTCAAATTGGATCCCCACGTTCCGGTACTTGTAATCGGTGCCTTGATCGCTAAACACCGCCACCGGGCTACTAAGCGTGGTGCCGGTACGGTTTTGGAACGTTAGTACCCCGTCCGCGGACATAAACAAACGGCCAAATTCGGCGGTGTCGTTTATCTGTTGCAAATATTCCAATACGTTGGTGCCGGCCGGAACGGTAAACGCGCTTGAGTGGCCTAAATCTACGGTTCCGGCCGCAATGCTTGTAGTCCCGGTGTAGTTCACCTCGGGCAACGCCAACACGGTTTCGATACGTTCGCCGGACGTTTCCGGGTCCACGTTTAATTCGTCCATAAACGTGTTGGCTAATAGCCAAAAATCGTCCACACAATTAACCGTTACAAGGTTTTGGCGGTCCAAATTGTATTGGTAATCGTAACTCTCAACGATCCCGTTAAATAGTTCGGTGGTTTCGCGTAAGACTTTTACGCGCCGCATTGGGGCCAACCCGGGTGCATTGCTAGCCGGGTCGTAATAGGGGCTTGTATCGTCGTACGGGTTGAGTATGCCGCCGGCCAACGTGTCGTTGAGCGTAAATGACATAATGCCGGCCCCAAATTGGTCGAATGGTTGTTGGCGGCCTCGAACGTAATTAACGCCTAGGACGTAATCGGTTATGTCCGCAAATTGGACGTTAGGCCCCAACGTGTATTCCGTGTTGCCTAATACGCCTTTTACGGGATCGTCCAAACGGAAACTATTGGTGTCCCAACCGGTGTCCAATAGCACCGTGTAGTCCCCGGCGGCGGATACTACGCCGGGCACCTATGCCACCCGTATGTCAATCGCGCCGCTACGCCGGTTGTATTGTCGTAACGCGTTTACCAATTTGTCCGGTAGGGACGCGTCCGCCAACGTCGAGTAAACGTTTACGGTGATATTGCCGCCCATATTGGCCCGGTTTAGGGGTATCACGGCCTCGGGGCCGCGTTCCCCGATCATGGCCAACGTTGGATCGGTGACTATGCCACCGTCG